AAGCAGTAAGCTCAGGAGAGCAGACACCTTCAAGACGTCGTAGAAGACGCAATCAGAAGGCGGAGCCAGCGAAGAAGACAACGGGTGGATTCATCAAAGAGTGGGGCAAGGACGTTGCAATTGCGGTTGTAATTGCCATCCTTGTGATGCAGTTCATCAAGCCAACAATTGTAAAGCAACGCTCCATGCAGCCTAACTTCTACACGAACGATTATCTGTTTATCAGTAAACAGTCCTACAAGTTATTTGGAGGACAGCCTGAGAGAGGTGACGTAATCGTATTCAAATCCAAGCTAGAGGACGCCGAGGGCGAAACCAAGATGCTTATCAAGAGAGTAATAGGTGTGCCTGGCGACGTTATTAACATTCACGATGGCAAGGTTTATATAAATGGCAAGGAAATCGACGATAGTTACACAATGGATCATTACACGACCGGAGATATTACAGAGCTAGTGGTTCCGGCAGATCACCTGTTCTGCATGGGTGACAACAGAGCCGTGAGCATCGATAGCAGATCCGATAGTGTAGGGCTTGTTTCATACAAGGACATTGTCGGCAAGGTCGTATTCAGGGTATTCCCACTACGTAAGTTCGGCACAATTCACAATCCGTACAAGAATTAGAGGATTGAAATGGCAAATAAACAAAGAAAAATGATAGCTAACAATAAGAAGGCACGTCATGACTATTTCATAGAGGAGACTTATGAGGCAGGAATTGTCCTCACGGGTACCGAAATCAAGTCGGCACGTCTTGGCAAGGTCAGCATCAAAGAAAGCTACGCACGAATCGAAAAAGAAGAGATGATGATATACGGAATGAATATCAGCCCTTATGAGCAGGGGAATCGCTTCAATGTAGATCCGCTCAGACCGCGAAAGCTTCTTCTTCACAAGAGGGAGATTCGCAAGCTAATTGGTGCAACCAAGCTAAAGGGTCTCACGCTAGTTCCTTTGAACATGTATATAAACGAGGCAGGCCTAGCGAAGCTAGAGATAGCTCTTGCTCGAGGCAAGAAGAACTACGATAAGAGAGACGCTATAGCAAAGCGCGATGCTTCAAGAAACATGGAGCGCGCAATGAAGCAGAGATAGATTCCTTAGCTGCAGGACGGGCAGATAGACTGCTTAATCCTGTTTTGCTAGGGTATATCAGATATAAGCAAGGCGAAGCTTTGTCTCATGAACATGGGGATGTAAAGGTTTCGACGGGGGTGTAGAAGCCCGATAAGCGAGCCGTGGTTCCGGATCCACGTAAAAAGTCGGACGTTAAATATAAACGCTAAAAATAACAACAAACTCGCATTTGCTGCGTAATTAGCAGCCCGCGTGCCTATTCAGGTTCACCTACAGACCTGATGTCGGCATCGACTATGTAGGAAAACTTTGCGGTGAGGCCCGTAACCGTAAGGGACTAACGGGATAACTGTGGTAGTAGTCTGCTGATGAGCGGCTGCCACGGCGAAAATTTATTCATCAGCTGCGCTCGGAGAAAATCGAGTGGAAATGCTTTCGGACGCGAGTTCGACTCTCGCCATCTCCACCAAAACGACTTGAACCGTTGAAATTTCAACGGTTCGTTTTTTCTGTACACGTTCTGTACACGATTTATATCTTAATTTTCTCTAAAACTTTGATTGCCTTTTCCTGCTCTGCTGGATAAAAATGGCTATATCTATTTAATGTTTGTTCAATATTTTTGTGTCCGAGACGTCTACTAATCTCCAAAATGTTTATATTGTTATTAGCTAAAAGCGAAGCATGACTATGCCTAAAGTCATGGATCCGAATGTGGTGCAGTCCTGCTCGTTTTGCCGCCTCTTTGTTTACGTTTTCGATACTCGTGTCCCTAAGCGGTTTGTATCCACCAGTTATATAAAAGTTATCATTAAAGCCGTCAAAATCTTGGCATTGAGCATAGTGCTGCTCAAGCACTCTTTTTAGAGGCTCAGGAACTTGTAAGGTGCGATTGCTGCTCATATTCTTAGGTGGTGTTTCACGGTCCCCTCCTGATAGTTTTTGTGATATGCTTTTGCTAATGGTTATAGCGCCGTCTTTATAATCAGACCATCTTAGAGCGTGTATTTCTCCCTTCCTTGCTCCAGTAAAATAAGCAAGCATAAAGAACACATAATAGTCATAAAACCCTTTCTCAAGAGCGATTTCGCGGACGCAAACTATATATCGCTTGAACTCGTCCGGGGTATAGAATTGTATTACATCTTTCCCTTTATACGGATTCTTGAAATTACCGACCTTATTTAAAGGATTGCTCTTAAGATATTCTTTTGATACGGCCCAATTCAAAATAGATCTAAATTGACCGTAGATGTTTTTCTTCATCGTATGAGAAAGCGGCAGATTGCCTATTGATAGCTTCCATTCGTTTAGTCTTCGCACGCTAAGTTTATTTAAGCGAATATCCAAAGGATAAATATACTTATAAGTAATTCCCTTGGCTTTCTTTAGTGTCGATTCCCTTACATCGATTTGTTTAAATTCAAAATATAATTCAATTAGATCCTGGAGCATCATATTGCTATGAACCTGCTCATTTTTGTTCCTGCTTAGCTTTGCTTCTAATTCTTTTGCTGCTGCAAGACCGTAAGCTATACGCGTCAAAGAACGATTTTTGCCACTGTCATCAATATAATTTATTCTTACTCTGTACTTAGATAGACCATCTCGCTTTTCCTTTGTTTTATAAATTGGCATGGCAACCTCCTTGATTTTGGGTACAAAAATACCCCTCCATTTGACATTAAGGGGCTGCAATGGTACAATTTCGTTGTTCAGACGGGTTGTACCTTACAGCCTATGCATTGCCCTCGGTTTCGGTCGGGGGCTTTGTTGTTTGTTTTGGGCAAAACCTTAATTATAATTTTTTATAATTAACACTTTGAGCAAAATCTTAATTATAGTTTTTCATAATTAACACTTTGGATAAAATCTTAATTATAGTTTTTCATAATTAACACTTTGAGCAAAACGTGAATAATGGAATGAATTAAACGGGTATTAAAAGCATTAAATAAAGGCTTTAATATATTTTCTCAACGCATATAGTTTGTTACGTTTGTTTCCAGTTATTTCATCAATAACTCCGTCAGTTCTAAGTGTAGAGAGGTGTTTGTTAACAGTTGGCAAGCTAACATTTATATGTTTTGAAATCTGTAGCGCCGAAGTAACAGGATTTCTATACATATAGGATATAATTTCTCGTAAAGTTTCAGTGGAATAACGCTTTTGCATTAAGTAATTTTGATAATCTCTTTGTACTTGTAATGCACGTTTGAACTTGTCTTTTGCGCTTTTGGCTGTTTCAATAGAAGCACGTAGGAAAAATTTGATCCAAGGAATTATCTCGCTATTAGTTCTGACATTTTGTAGCAATTTATAATAATCGTCTTTGTTTGTCTCAAAGTAGCTACTAATATAAAAACATGGTTTAGTGATTTCTTTGCTTGAAAGCAAATAAAGCGGAATAATTAATCTGCCAGTCCTTCCGTTCCCGTCTAAAAATGGGTGTATTGTCTCAAATTGATAATGCATTATAGCGAGTTTCATAAGAATCGGCATGTTAAAATCGCTATTCATAAACTTATCGAAATCAGACATTAACTCTGGGAGACGATTCACAGTTGGTGGGACATATGCAGCATTTGAAGGGCGAGAACCGCCTATAAAATTCTGAGAGTGCCTAAATTCACCAGGTGTTTTGTGTTGACCTCTCACTCCAGCCATCAATTTCTCATGTAGTTCTCTAATGAGTCTACTCGTAAATGGAAACTCATCGTTTTGTATCCTATCAATTCCATAGTTTAAAGCAGTAACATAGTTTTGGATTTCTTGAACGTCATCTCTTTTTTCGGGAAGAACGTCATCGATATTCATCATATCTTCTTCAATGGATGTTCGAGTTCCTTCAATCCTACTTGATTTGTTAGCCTCAACTTGAATATGCATAAGAATATAAACATCGATATTTTCAATAAGCTCGGAGTATGTATTTAATGCACCTAATTCCTTATTGGCCTCAGCCAATAAATAATTTAAATCGGCATCTGCCCAATTCCAGTTTTGATTGATAAACGATGGATTGAATGCTTTGAAATCGCCGCAATCATCGTAGGTCCCAGATTTGTAGTTTTCTAAAGAAAAAAATTTATTAGTATTCATATATTTCTCCTTATAGCTCTTTGATTATTATATGTAAACCATCACTTCGTCGAATGATAAACTCCAATGCACTCGCCAACGACAGATACACCTTCGCTGTCCGTAACGATTGGCTTATATTCTGCGTTGCATGGGTTTAAAACGATTGTATCGTCTTGCCAATATACCTTTTTGAGAACTGCCTCGCAATCGGAGTTTATTCTCACAGCGTAGATATTACCGTCTTTATAATCGTAAGTCTTTTTTATAAAAGCAAGGTCGCCATCTCTAATGCCAGCCTCTACCATACTATCCCCTCTAACACGCACGCAGAAATCGGCTTTTACCGAGCTATCAATAAAAAAATGACCCTCAAAGTTCTCTTCGCACCAGGTTCCTTCGCCAGCACATATGTCCCCTAGAATTGGAATAGGGCGAGAGGCTGGAAACGAAATGTTAGTTACACCTGTGAGGTCAGGGGTGTCAGAGTGGTCATTCATAAGGTCCGACCTGTTTATGTGAAAAAACCTACATAGCTTGTCTATTTTGTCCATTCTAGGCATCTTTATGCCCTTGCACCAATTCGATATTGTCGTTTGGCTGACTCCCATATATTCGGCTAACTCTAATTGCGTTGTACTACGCTTCTCCATTAATCTGTTAAGATTTTCAGAGATAATTTTATTTATTTCTGCTTCTGACACTTCCTCATCTCCTTTAATATGTTGTAATCGCATTGTAAAACATAATGTTATAAAACACAATACTTTTTTATAAAAAATATAACTTTAAGTTATGATAATATGACCTTGTAGCAAAGCATAAGATGGGAGGTGAAAACATGAAAAAAGAGATACAGATAAGCCTTGCTGCTGCGAGAGTTAATGCAGGACTAACACAATCAGACATAGCCCGCGAAATGCATATTAACAAATCAACAGTTGTTAATTGGGAAAAGGGTAGAATAACGCCTAAGCCTGCTCAATTTGAAAAGTTTTGTGCGCTATGTGGGATTGACAAGGATTATATTTTTTTGCAATAGATATAACTTAAAGTTATTAAACCGTCGCACCAACAGAGAAAGGAGGAGGGATGGATGAAAGAAGAAAAGAAATTAGTATCAGCGGTAAGACCACGTGGCACGGATGAAGCCTGCGTAATACAAGTAATAAGGACAAAATCTCTTGTAGGCGCAGGCACTCCTGATGATTTATCTAAAATAATGGTTCAATACTGGGATTTTGAAGGCAATTTATTGGCTACTTCGTATCACCATACAGTGTGAAGGAGATTAAGAAAAAACAACAGAAAGGAGCTACGAGATGAGATTTCCAAATGTGAGACCAGATGTAAAGACAGCATTTGAGATGTATCACTCGCTAACATACTTCACGTCTAGCGATGTGAAAAAATTGTTTGGTTGTGCAGGGTCTACTGCAGCGAAGATTGTAAAGATGACTCGCGATGAAATGACAAGGCGAGAAATCAAGATGTACTGCGAGCATGACAATTATTTAAACAAGGATGTCTTGTATGACCTGGCGGGGTTAGACATAAACAGCATCAACAAGTCATACAAGATGTTAGAAAGGAGGACACTATGAAGATTAAATCAATCATACCACCGACGCTATTTATATCGGCAGTTCTTGCACTTAACGGTATAGCAACGGCAATAGACACACCTCAGGTGTATCAGAAGACGGAATACAAAGTCGTCAGCAATATACAAATTGATGTTCAGGGCATTAGCAACGAAATGATTGACGACATAGCCGTGAGGAGTGGTGTAGACCCTAACATCGTCAAGGCAATAATCATGGAGGAATCAGGAGGCAACCCTAACGCGGTAGGCGACGGTGGCGAATCAATAGGCTTAATGCAGATACAACCAAAGCACCACAAGAAAAGGATGGAAGAACTAGGAATCGTAAGCCTATTTGACCCACAGGAAAACGTCATCTTAGGCTGCAGTATCTTGTCAGACCTCTACGACAAATATGGAAACTACGAGGACGCGCTGAGCGTATACAACTCGGGCAACACCGAGGATGGGCGTGAGTATGCAGAAAGGATACTAAGGAAGTAATGGACAAGAGCGCTTTGGACTGTATCACAAAAAATAAGAAAGACGCTCCTGGGAGCGCCAATCAAAATCAACAACTTAATTATATCAAAAGGAGAAGAAAATGACAATCAAAATCAACAAGCTAGAAATTGAGAACGTAAAGCGAGTAAAGGCAGTAAAGATGGAGCCGACGGCAAACGGTCTCACAATCATTGGCGGAAACAACGGACAGGGCAAGACCAGTGTGCTTGATAGTATCGCATGGGCTCTTGGAGGCAACAAGTTTAAGCCTAGCCAGGCACAGCGCGAAGGGTCAGCGATTCCACCTAACTTGCATATCGTCATGAGTAATGGCCTTATCGTCGAACGCCAGGGCAAGAACTCAGATCTAAAGGTTATTGATCCAGATGGAAACAAAGCCGGACAGAATTTGCTAGACAGTTTTATAGATGAGCTTGCGCTCAATTTGCCAAAGTTTATGCAGCAATCAAGCAGAGAAAAGGCAAGCACATTGCTACAGATCATCGGAGTGGGAGAGCAGCTTGTACTACTCGAAAAGGAAGAACAAGACACTTACAACCGCAGGCACGCAATCGGTCAGATCGCAGACCAAAAGGAGAAATTTGCAAAAGAGCAGGAATATTATCCTGAAGCACCTAAAGACCTGGTCTCTGCATCAGACCTAATCAAAGAGCAGCAGGAAATCCTTGCAAGGAACGGCGAGAACCAACGAAAACGCGAAAATCTTGTAAAAATACAGCGCTTACACGAAGAGACTACCAGGAATGTTGAAAGGCTGAAGCTTGAGTTATCCGAAGCCGAGACTAAACTTGCTAACGCAATACAGGATTTAGTCACAGCAAATAAGTCCGTTGAAAACCTTGTAGATGAATCAACTGCAGAGCTTGAAAAGAGCATAACAGAGATTGATGAAATCAACCGAAAGGTTAGAGCCAACCTTGACAAAGACAAGGCCGAGGAAGACGCAAGGGGTTACAGAGCCGAGTACGAGGAGCTCACAGAAGCGCTCACAGACGTTAGGAAACGCAAGGCAGCACTGCTAGACAACGCAGACCTACCACTAAAGGGGCTATCTGTTGAAGATGGCGAGCTCATATACAACGGATTTAAGTGGGATAACATGAGTGGCTCTGACCAGCTCAAAGTCGCTACCGCAATAGTGCGCAAGCTGAACTCTAATTGTGGATTTGTATTACTTGACAAGCTAGAGCAGATGGACCAGGAGTCTCTAAAAGAGTTTGGAGACTGGCTCGAAGCAGAAGGCTTGCAGGCAATCGCTACAAGAGTAAGCACTGGTGAAGAGTGCAGCATCATCATCGAAGATGGATATGTAAAGGGTGCTGAAGCAGAGGAAACAAATACACAAGCTTTTGAGGAGCCCTCGAAAGCTGAATGGAAATTTTAGGAGGCTATATGAATATCACTAAAGGAAAAATCGCAAAGGCTCAAAAGGTCGTCATATACGGAGTTGAGGGAATAGGCAAGTCCACTCTTGCCTCACGATTCCCTGACCCAGTATTTATCGACATAGAGGGGTCAACAAGCAACATGGATGTTGCAAGGCTGGATAAACCAACAAGCTACACAATGCTAAAGAATCAGCTATCATTCATCGCAGCTAATCCTACAGCGTGCAAGACGCTAGTGATTGACACAGTGGACTGGGTTGAAAAGATGGTAATCGAAGACATCTGTATGGCACATGACAAGAAGGACATCACTGGATTTGGTTATGGCGAGGGATTTATAAAGCTAGAGCAAGAAATAGGCAGGTTTCTCAATAAGCTATCGGACATCGTCGAAAAGGGCGTAAATGTGATCCTAACAGCACACGCGATTATAAGGAAGTTCGAACAGCCGGACGAAATGGGAGCGTATGACAGATACGAACTCAAGCTTGGCAATAAGACCACTGGAAAGACTGCAGCGCTTGTGAAAGAGTGGGCCGACATAGTTCTTTTCTGCAACTACAAAACACAAGTATTTGCTGTAGATGACAAAGGGACAAAGCACAAAGCTCAAGGTGGCGAACGAGTGATGTATACAGCACATCACCCAGCATGGGACGCAAAGAATAGGCACGGACTGCCATTTGAACTGCCTATGAAATACGAGAGCATTGCTCACATCTTTGATGTCAAGGCAGAGCCGGTCAAAACAGAACCAAAGACTGAGCCTTCTGCTGAGCCAGTTAAAGCGCAACAGGAAATGCGCCCTGAGGATCCTATCTATGCTAAGAAGTATGATGACGCGATACCTATCTCTGTGCAGGACTTAATGTATATCAGTGAGGTCACAGAAGACGAATTGAGAGGCTTTTGGCAGAAAGTAGGACATTTTCCTACTGACATGCCTTTTGGCAATGTACCACAAGATTACTGGAACGTGTTGATAGCAAACTGGAACTCAGCACTTAAAGATATAGTTAACGCAAGAACAAACAAGTAATGAAAGGAATATTAAAAAATGAGCAACATGAATTTTGACAGAGAGTTTGATTGGAATGACGAAATCACCCAGGACAGTGGAGAGTTTTTACTACTGCCTGAAGGCGACTACAAGTTTATCGTTGAAAGCTATGAGAGAGGCAGACATCAGCCACAACCTGGCGGAAAGCTTCCAGCATGCAACAAAGCTATCGTTAACATCATTGTAAAAACCGCAGAGGGAGACGTTAAGCTTAAGCACAATCTATTTTTACACAGCTCGACAGAGGGGATGTTATCAGCGTTCTTTGGTGCCATCGGCCTAAAAAAGAAAGGCGAGCCACTCAAGATGAACTGGAACGAAGTTGCAGGCAAAGAAGGTGTTTGCAAGCTTGGACAGCGTGAATATAACGGCAACAAATACAACGAGGTTAAGCGCATGATCTACGCAGAAGATGTTGACCTCACAAAGGTGCTAAACAAGGATGTCCCAGGATTTTCACAGACAGGATTTAATGCGGAAGATTTTCCATTCTAAGGAGACAAAATGAAGTTAAGAGATTATCAAGAGGAAGCAAGAACTGCTATAGCAAATGAATGGGAGAAGGGAGTTAAGAAAACACTCCTGGTACTTCCAACAGGGTGCGGAAAAACGATAGTCTTTTCAAAAGTCATCGAAGACAGAGTAAAACTTGGGGAGCGTGTGCTAATTTTAG